CAGCGGTGTACGAACCAATCGCAGTGGGTTGCGCAGCCATAGCTCCCAAGGCTACCTCCTAACGAGGCCGCAAATTGCGAGGCTCTGTGCGGGCTCCTGGGCTGGGTTTGTCACGTCACACATTGCCTATATCTTCGACGAAGGCATTACGCTTGCGCACGCGGTAGCGGTCGCCGTTGCGACGCCGATTCGCCTTCGCCTTCTCCGGGTGCTTCGCAGCCCATCGCCGCCAATCGGCACGGTGCTCCTCACGGTGTTCGCGCTTCCAACGACGGGATGCGCCGCGCTGCTGCTCTGGATTGCGTTCTTCCCAGCCACGGCGGATTGCCGTTCGGCGCTCTGGATTGCGCTCACGCCACTCGGCAGCCGCTTCGATTGCCTTCTGGCGGTTGCGCTCGTACCACTGCCGCGCATAGCGTCTCTGGCGCTCTTTGCGCTCCTCGGGCGTCACCCCCTGATTTTACCTCCAGAGGGGGTCGTCACCTCAGCGCCCAGTTCCTGAGAAGTGAACGAAGTCGTTGAGTCCATGCGTCTCGGCCCAGAGCAGTTTGCGGTGCGGGTTCTTGTCGAGCACCGCGTTGAGTTGCGCAGCTTCGGGCGTGTCGATCGCGCCGCGCGTGTAGTCGTAGCCTTCGTGGTTTGACTGGCCCGGAGGAGCCGCGATGTTGCCGCCGTTCAGATAGCGTTCGTAGAGCACTTTCTGTTCGGCGTAGGTGCGAATCCCCGATGTGATAACCCCGTTCCAGCCGTGTTCATGCGCCCAGATCAGTTCGCGGGTGATCCAGTTGGCGATTTTGCGCCTATAAGGGTTCCAGACCGTCTGCGGCACGGTCCAGCCTTCGCCGGTGGGACCAACCGGCTTGGGCTTGAGCCGCGCTACCGCTTCGGCGTACTTGTGAACTTCCCTTGCCGCTTCACCCGCCAGCGGACCCCACTTGCGCACCTCGCCTTCGGCGTTGTGTTGGGCGTCGGGGTGTTTGAGCTTCTTGGAGAGATTGACGCGAGCCTCCCAAGTGTCCAGTTGCCTCTTGCGGTACTCGTATTTAGCTCGCCACCAGGCCCCGCGAGCTTCGTCGAGGTGTATCTGCGCCCAGTCGACCATGGCTCAGACTTCCGCCTTGCCACCACTGGCGATGATGTGCGCCACGGCCTGGGCCGCCTTGGTGACGGCGAGGATCGCGGCGACTGCTGCACCGGAGATAAGCGAGACTTTTTCGCCCGTCGTCCAGTGGACCGCCGTGTTTTCAAACAGTGCGATGAGCTGTTCGCCGAGTGGCTTGACGACGGCGAGGACGGAGATAACGAGGGTCGAGTAGGTACCCCACCCGTTCTTGATTTTGGGCATGGTGTGTCTCCTTTTGTTTGTTGCGATGAAGCACCCCTCTTCGGGCGCAGGAAGCTGTTCGCCGGACGGGCGAGGGCGGAAGAGGGGGGACGCCCTCAGCACCGCCCGACGGTCGATAAGTCGCTCAGAGGCGAGGAAACGGACTTGCCGACGGGTAAGCGTCGGAGCAGACGAGCCGACCACCGTGGGCCGGGTCAACGCGGGCGTAGCGCCGTTCGCGAATGCGTTCTTCGTCGCGCGCCTCAGCCGCCCGCGCAGAGCGCGTCGTCGCCGGCTGACGTGGGTCGCGCGCGATCGCCAGGTTGCCGGTGATCCGCGAGTCTGATTCGGCGATGGTGTCGAGTCGTTCTTCGATGCCTCGCTCGCAACCGACGCGCTGGCTGTGGACGACTTCTCGACGACCGAGGTAGGACTGCCCGAAGATCCCCGCGAGTGCCACCACGACGAGGGCCGGGAACGTATGCACGCGCTTTCTCATCGCTTCCCACCAGCCGGGGCTGTTTTGGGCTGGCCAGGCAGGATTTCCCTGGAGTAGGTCTTGCAGTCGAGCGGAGCGAAGACGCGCAGCTGGTATTCGACCTGCCTGCGGTTGATCGCGAGCACCTCGGGGGTGTTTAGCTGCGGCAGCAGCCTGAGCAAGAGGGGCAGGCTGCGCTGACCCTGCTCGACGTTGGTGCGCAGCCCTTTGCGCAAACGGTTACCTGCCTGGCAGTTGGAGAAGCGCGCCTGCACGGTGGCGCCGGTCTGCGCGGCGGCCGTTCTGTGTTCCTGGACGATCTGGTCGTGGTTCGCGGTCACCAGCGCCGCCAGGCGTCTCTCGTCGGTGGCGAGCTTTTGCTCGTCTCGAGAGTGGCTGCGCTGCGAGGCTTTGATCTCGACCTGCTGAAGGCCGAGCGACGCGACAGCGAGAACAACCAGCCCGACACGCACGCGCGGACGAGCGACGAAGCGCTCGACGGCGTGAAACGCTGATGCCGGGAAGTGGCGAACCCGGCTCACCCGAGCACTCCGAAGTGCGCAGCCGCGCTGATGATCGCCACCGCGATCGCCCCTACGGTCTCGATCATGTGCAGGCGCCGGCTCACTCGTCCCGACCTCCCCGCTTGCGCTTGACGGCGATAAGCAGGGCACCGGCCGTAACGAGCAGTGGATCCGGGGAGTGGACCAGGCCCGCTTGGGAGAGCCCGTAGCCCCCGATCCAGGTGATCACCACGCCATACCCCAAGAGGTGCGCGAACTCCGGCCAATCCCGCGGAAGAGGGGGCAATCGTCGCTGCTTGCGTGACAAGGTTGTCATTCATCGAGCCACGAGGTGAAAAGGGAACATGGAGACCTCCGGATTCACTATCGTCGCGCGCTTTAGCGTGGCAAGTAGATGGACGACAACGAACCCCCGATAAACGTGCCTGTTATCTTCCACTTTGCACCAGCAGGGCAGAAAAATGCCAGTGAGCCTGCCGTCCCCTCCCATTCACCGACATCTTGTCCTTCGCACGCCGCCTCCGCCACTCCCGATGACAAGTCCCCCCGTACGATCACAAATGTCTCGCGGGTCGCGCTGGGTTCGTATTCCGTGTTAGTGACCCGCGCGACTGGCGCTTCATAGCCCGAGCGTTTCGGTTCCCCGGCGATGATGAACCAGTTCGTCCCGTCGGCCTGGAGAAAGACGTGCTGACGAGTCGCCAGCGCGATCGAGGCGGACGGTTCGATGAAGTCGCCAAGGATTTTCGCGGCGCCGGCGGCAGCGACTTTCGCAGAGGTGGCACCAGGGCCGCAGAAGATGCCCACGATCGCGTTTGCGGCTGCAGCTGGGAGCGTAATGGTGGCCCCGGATTTTTCCTGCATGCCGAGTTCGCCGTTGACCGCGTCGTAGCTTGCGTTGTGGCTGACGATCAGGCCCGGCAACCCGAGTCCCTCCAAGATGTCGGCGTTCGCGTTGATCGCTTCCCGGTAAGCCCGGGGCGAATCGGACCCCGTGTTGATGAGCTTTTTCGCGAGACGTTTGATCGTGCTTTCCATCAGATCACCCCGTGTTCCTCGATTGCACTGACAATGACAAATTCGCTCTCAAATTCCGCCACCGTGCGATGGCGATAGGCAAACTCGATTTCCGCCACCAGCCAGATATTCGTGCTGATGTAGACCTGTTTGATCGTCGCGATCTTCTGCCGCCGGATAGCCGCGAGCGCAGCGGCAGGATCCGGCGTCTCGATCGTCTTGGTGACGATGAGCTCGGCATATGCGTCGCCACCCGGCTGCTCGAGCACGTTGACTTTCTGACCACCGGTGAGCTGCTTGGCGACGTCGGCAATCATCGCTTCGACCGTCCCGCGGCGCTGAACCGGGAGCTCGCGCAGCGTCGCGCGCTGTTCTTCCTCTGAGGACCCGGGCACTAGCGTCACGCCGTACAGGGCGACAGCGGCCCACTGCAGCCAGCTCGCTGGCGCCGCGTCGGGGTCAGCGATCAAGGTCCAGCCAGCGTGCGTGGCGCTGTCCTCGACGATGGCGTCGAGGCCCTGGCGCATGCGCGCTAGCGCCTCACAGCGCTGCAGGGCATACCAGTCGTTCTCCGCATCGTTGGCTGCAGCGATTGGCCCTAGACGCGCGTAGAGAGCCTCGGCAGCCGGGCTAACGACAGGTCTGCCGTCGCCTTCGCCTATCACGAAGGGGATGAGGGCTTCCCCGATCGTTCCCGTCATCAGACCCGCACCGACACCTGGCGGCCATTGAAGGTGCCAGTGAACGCGCCCTTGACTTCAACTTCGAGTTTTTCTTCCGGTTCGATTTTCGGGAAGGCGTGCGTGGGCGCGACAGTGATCGACGTCGACAGCGCAGTCCCAGGAAGGATGAGGCGGTGAAACGGCTCTTGGCGCGGACCCGGTTTACCACCTTTGGATTCGATATATGTGCGTTCCCGCCGCCATTCCAGCAGCAGCGCCGGTTCGGCTTTCGTTGGAGCCGGCCAGCCGACCGGGGCGACACCGGCGATCGCGAGGACTTTGCTCAGCGGCAGCGGCAATTCCGTGATCACGTTTTCGATCACAGTGACTTCGTACACGCCGGGGGGCAGAACAAGCGGCGGTTTGCCGTTGTATAGCGCGGTCCCCGTGTTGACGCTGCGCGTGCCGGCGGGGAGGGCTTTGTAGCGGAAGGTTTCTTTACGTTCTGTGCTCGCGACGATAATGTCGAACGATTCTTCGGCCCGCTGGCGCGGAAGCTGGCCAAGCGGGCCTTCGTCGGGTCTCAGGACAATCAGGATCGAGGATGGCCCAGCTCGCGTGACCGTCAGTTTCGGCGGGCGCGGCGCAGCTTTGTTCTGGATCAGCGCGACGTGGTCCGGTCGCGCGTCGATTCCCACAATGCTGTTGACCGTCAACGGCTGATCGAGCGGCGACGTGGGGACGTTTTTCGAATCGACGGTCCCATCGGCGATTGCCCCCGTACCAGCGAGCCGGGCGCCTTTGCTCGCCTGGACATGGTTCATGCCCCAGCTCTTGATCTTGCCGTCTTCCAGTAGCGCCACGGCGATGTCCCCGCCGAACGCGCCGAGACCCCTGATCGTCCCCGACATCGTGATCGCCCGAGCCGTTTTTCCAAGCGACGTGATCTGCCGGGGATGCTTGATAAACACTCGTTCCGGCGCGCCTTCTTCCCCTTCTTCCCCTTCCTGCAGCGGCAGACCAAGTCCGAGCTGCCCTTCACCGTTTGAGCCACACGCCCACACGGTGTTGTCGGTTTTCAGGACAAGCCAGGCGTATTCGCCGCATGCGACCGCCTTGACACCTGTCATCGGTGCAAAGACGCCGGGCGAAGTTTCGATCGTCGGCTGGTGGATCTGGCGGATCGCCGATCCGAGTTCGACCCCGTCGCCCCAGACGCCTTCGACGCCTTTGCGCCCGATCCTGACCGTGCCGTCGCTCAGCAAGACGATGTAGAGCTGTTTGCCGCAATCGATCGCCACGATCGACTTGCCGCCGGCGAGGGCGTTGGCTTCAGTCCAGAGCGTTTCCTCTTCACAGTACAGCGGGATTTCGTTGCTCGTATTGAGATAACCAGCCTGGAAAATCTTGCCGTCGTTTCTGACGTATACAGCGCATTCATCGCCAACCGCCATCATCACGATGTCTTTGAGGATGTTCGATTCGCCCGGCTGCACCGTCTGTGGCGGGCCCGCTGTCTGCACCCACCATGGAGCGCCCTGATAGAAGAATGAGTATTTTTTGAGCAATGGTTCGCTGGGTAGTCCCGCAGCCGCTCGTTCGACGCCTTCGACGAAGTTCGCGCGGGTTTCCCAGCCGTTTGAAAGCTCGCAGCCATCATTGGCTCCGAAAGCCAGAACGCGACCGTCTTGGCAGAGCAGGTGACGATGGTTGGCGTGGCCACCAATCGCCGCTATTGGCGGCAGCAACGGCCCGATGGGACCGCGCGGCTGCATGGTGGACGTTTTCCCACCTTCAAGCAGTTCTTCGCGGAACAGCGGCAGTCCGCCCGTGAGCAGCACCGGAAATGTGCCCGGCAGGCTGTCGTTCTCCAGCTGGCCAGATTTGTGCAGTACAGCTCCGTTGCCGAGCGCACCGTTCTGGGGCGGTCCCCATGAGAACACCCGGCCGAGGCCGTCGAGCGCCATTGTCGGGCAGACCTGGACTATGCCCGTGAGGACCGGCACGCCCTCGTACCAGGAGATGTTCTTCTGCGTGGCCAACTGCGCGTTGAGCCCCAGCTGGCCGGCCTCGTCGTAGCCCGCGACGAGAATGCGGTTGGCACCGCCCGTTCCTCCGCCGCCGCCTCCTTCTCCACCGTGGTGATGTCTGCGCCGTCGCATCAGATCACCGTGTAGACACTGGACTTTTCCCATTTGACGCCGTTGTAGACGTAGCGCCAGTGGTTCACGTTGTCGTGCACCTCGTTACCGGCACGCGGCGGCTTGTTGGGTGTGAAGAGTTTTTCGTATGCGGCCGTGATGGCCGCGGTCGTGGCGAGGCTCGTCGTGTCGAGCAGCGGCACGATGCCGTCGCCGGCGACTCGCTTGTGGTTGAGCGAGAACCATTCGGTCAGGTTCTGCGCCGCCCAGTAGGTGACGATCTCGCCCGGAAACACTTCTTTGATCGCTTCGACGCCGGCGAACAAGCCTTTGACTTTGATCGCGCCTTCCGAGGCGTTTTCGACGACGATCGTTTCGCCTTCTGTGGCGTTGGAGAGGCTGAGTTCTGCCAGCGTCGGGAGCGAGATCGTGATGCCTTTTTTTGTCACGCTGTAGTAGCGCCCGAGTTCCGCCGGCGTCACGCTGGCGGCGACAGTCGTGCGGGGAGCGGTCCTCTTGTTAGCCCGCAACAGGATGTAGCTGGTCAGGTCGACCCATTCGGCCTGTCCCGCGGTCACGCTTCCGATCAGAACGGCACCGTTCGCGACCGCATTTGTGGCAGCGGTCGGATGTTCGCTCGTGATCAACGCGCGCGCTGCGATGAGCGTGAGCACCGCAGCTTCGCTCAAGCCCACCGGTGCGAGCGCCGCGATCAGAGCTTCGGTTTCCGCCTGGCTGAGCTCGCCTAGGCCATACCAGTTCACCCCGTCGTCGCAAAACAGGACGTATTCGGTGATTGCACCCGGCGCCGTCTTGATTGGCGGCGCGGCGCCTCCGCGCCATTCGGTCACGCCTGGCCAGGTAACTTTGCGCCCGCCTGTCGCGTCCTGTTTGAGGACGATCCGGATTTCAGAGAGTTCGGGAGCCTCCGGCATGTTGACCGGGGTCTGCACGACCAGGTCGCCAGTCAGCGTCACTGGGAACATCCGCTGCTGGCTTTTCAGGTCCGGTACGAAGTCGCCCGCGATCGCTTTCGACGGCGCGCCCAGCGGCACAGAGCGGACTTCAAGCTGAGAGATCGCCGTACGGAATTCTTCGAAGAACGCCTTAGTCGCGCGGGTGACGCCTTCAATGATTTCTGCCCAGGTGAATGGCAACTGCGTCACCCCTTCCAGAGCGCGGCCGGCCGGATGAGCAGCGCACCGTCCCGGCTACGGGCCTGTGCACTGGGTGAGGAGCGCCGATTTAGGGCGCAACAACGGCGCCGGTGATCGCGCCGACTTCTGGCAGCGCCGCCGGTCCAGCGAGAGCCACGTCGGCGCCTCCGCCGTTGAGGGTCAACGCCGTGTAGTGATCGAAGCCATCGACGTTGTTGAGCACCGTGACGACATCCTGGAAGCGCAGGATCGGCCGGTCTTCCCAGCTGGTCGTGTCGCCCGTGTCGGGCATCCCGTAAAAGGCCGGTGAGATGAACGTGGCGACCGCCGCTTCGGCTCTCGCTTCGACGTCCGCAGGCGTTTCGCCTGCGGTGGCAACGCCAGCGAAGTCGACATTTATCGCCGTGTACGTCGGGTCGATGACGAACGGCTGGAACGAGCGCTCGCGAAGCCGTTCGTAGACGGCGAGCAGCTGCGCTTTCTGAGGGCCCGTTGCCGGCTGGCCGTTGGCCATGATCGCAGCGACCGCGATGCACCGCTCGGCGTCGGTTTTGCCCGTTTCCGGGTTGAATTCATCGATCGCGAGCGCGCGAGCGATTCCCGGCACGAAGAGGCGCGCGGCCGTGGCGTAGTCCTCTGGGCGCACGATTCTGGGCGCCAGGATGCGAGCGAGTTCGACGATCCGCTGCGTGTATTGGGCTGAGGATTCTTCATCGACGCCGCCGGCCGTTTCTTCCTCAAGTTCAATGCTCTGCACCCAGGCGGCACCGTCGGAGATCAGGCTGTCGATCAACGTCGCGGGGCCTTTGAGTCCGTTGGCAACGGCGCCCGGTTCTACCGCCAGGAGCGGGACGTGTTCGAATACATGGCCGCCGGCGGCCTTGGTCACGTCAGCCGTCGTCTGAAAGCCGACAGCCGTGCCATCCGACGCAGTGAGCGTAACGTTGACGCCCGCTGGGATCGTGTGTTCGGCGGTGTCCGTGGTTTCCCACCGACTGAGCACCGCTGCAGCGAGCGCCGGTTGGCGCGGGGTCTGGTAGATCACCGTCCCGACGATCTGCGTCAGGGCGTCTTCGGGGATCTGCACGGCGACCTTGATGAACTCGGAGATCATCGCGGCGTGCGCGCCGAGCTCACGGACGTCGTAGCTGGCGGGGTTCGGTGTCCAGAGGGGATACACCGACTGCAAATAGTCGACACCGATCTGCTGGATGGTGCTCGGATCGCTCTGGACCGGCACTTCGATATCGGTCATGCGACGCCCCCAGAGACGGTGATCCCGACCTCCTGCGCGCGTTCGGCGATTTCGCCGGCGGTCATCGCCGTGATCGCACGCGGTTCCCACTGCTGCAGCGCGGTGAGCAGCTCGTTGAGGTCAACGCCGCCCTCCCGGAATGCCTGGTCACCGATGCCCATGCCGGCTACATCGATCACCGACGCGCGGCGCGCGCTGAGCACGACGCCGACGTTCTCGCGGATCTGCTCGAGCGAGCTCTGATCGACAAGCGCAGAGCCACTGCGAGGGTCAAAGCGCGGCGGCCACGCCAGGTGCGGGATATCGGGTTCTGGCATCTACTCTCCTTGGCCGGCCCAAGCGACGACCCAGCCTGCGCCGCTCTCGTCGAGCACGACCAGGCAGCGATCGTCGATCGCAGGGTCGCCCGTGGGCTTGGCGACCCAGTTGGGCGCATCGAGGGTCAGGGATCCGCCGTCGGCCGTCTCGGTCGTCGTGAGCAGCAGCGGTTCGCCGGCGACGGCGTCCTTTGTCACGCGCGCCTCGTAGGAGCCGGATAGCGGCGGTCCACCGCGCGACTCTCGATGAAGTGCTTGGCTGCCAATGCTCATCAGGTGCCTGGCCAGTGCCGCGGCTCGAAGCCTTCGGTTGATCGAGTGCGCTCTTCGCCGACGATCGTGCCGGTGTGATGGGCCTCATAGAACACAGTGCCCGTGGGCAGATCAAACTCAATGAAGGTGTGCTCGTTGGGACCCTGCACCCAGACGGTGATGTATTTACCTTTGCCCGGCTTGCCCCACTTGGTCAGACCTTCGACATTCGTGACTCCGCCGTCGAGCAGTTCGCCGCTGTGGAGGATGTCGCAGACCATCCCCGAGCAGTCGTAGCCGACCGTGCCCGAGTAGCCGCCAGCGCTGTCGGACGGTCCGAACGTACCGTCACTGCGGTGGCCACCGCCCCAGACGTAGGGGAAATGCTGCGCGTCGATCCACTTGGCCTTTTCAAGCGCTTTGCTGACGTGCGAGCCGTTCGGGAGACCACCCTGGTCTTCGCCGACTTCGCCGCCAGGGCGAACGACTATCGAGGAGGATGGCTCAGGTTTGGGCGCCTCTGGCCGGGTCAGCGTAATCGTCGCGTTGAGCAGGGCGAGGCTGGGCTTGGATGCCTCAGCAACGATCCAGGCGCCGGCCAGGTCGGGACCCATTGTCTCCTTGAGCCCAACGACCGTTCCGGGCGGCGCACCCCACTGAGCCGCACGGCAGTTCACCGTGACGGTGTCGGGCTTCTTTTCGCTCGTGTCCAGGCTGTAGTCGATCGAGTCGACTCCCGGCGAGTCTTCGTCGATCATCATGCGCGGCCGTGAGCGGATCAGATCGAAGTCAGAGATCCAGTAGATAAAGTTGTCGAGCTCGAACCAGCGCCAGCCGACCAGTTCGGCGTAGCGCACGCCACACGCCCAGGTGTCCTCTTTGCGCGGCCCGACGGGTTCGCCGCGGCCGTAGTTGAACTGCTTGACGTAGGTCGACGCGTTGTCGGCACTCGGGCCTTCGGTCATCCCGCCGTAGGCCTCGAGGATCTTCTTGGCTTCGGCTTCATAGGGGGCGTAGACCGATGCGCCGGCTTCGTTGCCCTGGTTGGCTGAGGCGATCTGCGCGGGCGTCCAGTCCGGGTGTTTCAACGCCAGCGCGATCGCACCGCCGGCGCCAGTCGAACCTTTGGTGAGGAAGTCGGCAACGCAGAACTCGACATCGACCGCCTTGGCTCTGCCCCAGATGCTCACCCGATACTGCAGAATGCCGAGACTGTCGCCACTGCCGGCGGTGAAGTTTTCGTAGTTGTGAACTTCACTCTCGTCGATCTCAGCGATGACCAAGGCGATCGCGGCGCGATCGTTGCTGGCAGCGTGAGATTCCGCGACGGCCAGACTGCGGTTGAGCAGATCGATCTGCTCTTTGACGGCCTTGGCGCCCTTGACCGTGACGCCCGAGCCGTATCCGATGCCCTTCTTGGCGTTGCGATCTCGCACTTCCCGCTTTTCGGCATCGGTTCGCTTGGCGATCGGCTGCTTCTTGGCGAGCTCGGGCGCGATGAAGCCAATGCTGGGCTCTTCGGCGACGCAACCCTTCAGGAACTGCGCGAGCGTGCTGTGGGCCCGAGAGACGCGCTTGGGCTTGGTGTGCAGACGCAGGAGCGCGACGGGCCGGGATTCGAATACCCAGGTTCTGTCATTGCCCGACTTGCCCATTGCACATGAGCGAAACCACAAGCCGTCCAGGTGTAGATCCGTGTAGTGCCCTGAGTCGGGGCGATAGAGCCCGCTCTGTTGAAGCCAGCCATCGGGGTCGTCCAAAGTGAGCGTGACGGTCGAGCCGCCGCTGATTGTTCGCTTTGGTTCTGCGTCAGTGACGATCCTCAGCAGGTCCCCGGCGAGCTTCTTGCCGTTGATCTCCAGATCACCCGGCGCGAATGCACCGAGTCCTTTGACGCTACTCATGGCATCTTCAGAGTCATCCCGGGTTTGAGCTGTCCCGAGGACCGGAGACCGTTGAGAACGGCGATGTCGCCCCAACGTGTGCTGTCGCCGAGCTCGCGCGCCGCGATCGAGGGCAGCGTGTCGCCTTTCTTGACGATGTAGTGCGTGGCGACGGCTTTGCCCGCCACCGTCGCGCTGAGCGTGGGCTCGCGAACCGTGTCGCCGGCCTGCTTCTCCAGGAGCGTGAGGACGATCTCCTTCAGCACGAGTGTGCGGTCCGGCCGGCGTTTGGCGCGACCGGACAGGTCGATGTCCTCGATAAACCACCCTTCGGCGCCGCTGCCCGGCGGGAGGTCGCCGAGCGTGCCGCTTCCACCGCCCGCGCCGGGATCCCGATGGACCTGCACGGCGTCGGGGCGTCGGTTGTTCGCGCCTATCGCCGCCTGTTCGAGCGTCTGGCGCGCAGCCAGCACACTCGCGCCGCGATCGCTGAGGATGATCGGCAGCTGGACCTTGAACGGCGGCCGGCCTGCCCAATCGGTGATGCCGATCTTCTTGGGCCGGTTGGTGACTTCGTGACCACCGAACCCTTCGGAGGGCACGATCTCGCCGTTGCGCCAAGCCTTGACCGTGAAGCCATTGCCGGTGATCAGGATGTCGCCCATTTAGGAGCGCGCCTGTTCTCCCAGCAGGTCGTCGATCACCGACTCGGAGACGACCTTGCCCTTGAGAATCGATTGAACGATCACCTTGATCGGGCGCTCCCAGCCCTCGCTCCTCGCACGCTTTTGAACTGCCGGTTGCCCATCGGATTCGCCACGGCCAAGGGCTCGATCATGTGCTCCGACTCGAGCGAGCGCACCGCCCGCTCCGGGGCCTGGAAGCGTTTCGCCTGGGCGCACCTTGACGTTGCGGTTCAACGCTCGATCGAAGACTGTGACCGTCGCGCCATGAGGCGCAGCTTTCCCGCCAGCGCTCGTGTGTCCAAAGCCACGGTTGGGCGCGACTTCGTACTTGCCGTCCAGGCCCTTGCGTAGGTAAGTCCCTCTGTTCTGGCCGGCGATTACGCCTTCGGCGTGTTTTTTGCTGGGTTCAGGCTTGCCGAAGATCCCGTTGGGGAACTTGCTGCTGACCAGCTTGCCGAGTTCGTAGCCAATGAAACCAGCAGCAGCCAGCGAGAACGCTTTCCCAAACAGCGTGCCGAGCCGCCCGCCCACCATCGTGAGCTCAGCGGTTTTGCCCATCCCCATCGCAGCGGCAACCTGCCCGGCCTCGTCTGCGCCGGTCAGCCAGGACGTCCCAGCGATGAGCTTCTGCACCAGCCAGAGCTTTTTCAGCGCTTCGGTGAACTTGACGATCTTCTCGACGCCCCACGCCGCCCCCAGGAAGCCGAGCGCACCGATCAGAAGCCCCGTCGCCGTCTTGGACTTCCCGAACCAAGTCACGACGGATTTCGCTCCGCCGGCGACGGTGCCGATTATCGAGGCAGCCGTGCCGAAGGGGCCCTTACCCTTGCGCACCTCGGTGACGAGTTCTGGCCATGCTTTCATCACCTTGATCAGCGCCGGCGCAAGGAAGCGCCCAAACGCCACCTGGACGCCTAGCGTCGCGTACTTTGCTTCGTCCTGGGCGACGAGGTACTTTTTCAGTTCCTTTGGCGTCTCTCCGCCCATGGCGACGCCGTACTTCTTAGCCCACATCAAGTTCGTCGCAAGGCTCTCGTTACCCTCGCGGAAGAGCGGCAGGATCTGGTTGTAGGAGCGACCGAAGAGCTTGTTGGCGATCGCGTTTCGCGTCGCGCCACCGTGCATCTTGTCGAAGGCGATCCCGAGCTTGACCATGATCGGGCCGAGGTCGGTGTTCGACTTCTTCAGGTCCTTCGTCGTGATGCCGAGTTTTGCGAACGCGGCCGACTGTTCGCCGGCGCCCTTGGCCTGCGCCGCCTGCGCGGCCAGCTGCGATCGGGCGATGACCTGCTGGCGGCGGATCTCATAGCCTTTGCCGTAGCCGACGCCGGCGAGGCTGATTTCCGTGGCCGACTTGTGGCGCGCCATGCTCTGCGCGTGGGAAGTTTCCTGTTTCTCCGCCAGAGCGATGTTTTTCGAGAGCATTCCGAACGTCCGTGCGAGCCCCGTCCCAGCGATGTCGTGCACCCGCGCGACGGCGACCCACTGCGAGGCGGATTTCACCGACATTCCCGTTGAGCGTGAGAGCTTGAGCGTTTCGTCGGCGAGGCTGCCCGTCGTCTCGATCGCACTCTTAGCGCCCGAGTAGCCGGCCCACGCCGCGCCGAGCCCGCCGAGCGTGCTGATCAGACCACCGAAGCTCGCTTTCGCGCGTTTGGCGTCCTTCTCGGATTTGCTCGTCTGCCTCGACCAGGTGCTCCAGCCACGCGAGCCCAGCGCCGCCCTGTCGCCGGCGACCTTGCCCGCGTCGCCGAGCTCGGTCAGGCTGACCTTGCCCTCGGCGGCTTCCTTGGCCAGCTTCGCCGCGCCCAGGAGACGAGTCCGGAAGTCGATGCCAGTCGGATTAATTGCCATCACCCCACGTCGCTCTGGCCAGCTCGTAGGCCAGCCGCTTGATCAGACCATCAAGGAGCTCTTCGCCCCGCTCGACGACCGCCGCCATGACGGCCAGCTCGGCCGGGTCCTCGCAGCGCAGGTACTTCCAAGGGTCAACGCCGAGGATGGCGCCGGCCGCAGCCTGCGTGACTATCGGGCTGCCGAGGACCCCTCCGTGAAATCCTGCAGGGCTTCCTCGCTCGTGTCGGTCATCCAGGCCGTCAACATCGACGCCTGAGCGCTAAGCGCGACCTCGTTGCCGTCGAACAGCTGCAGGCAGATCTCACGGGCGGTGCCGTTCTCCAGACCGGCCGCCTCCGCGAGCCGGTTGTCGAAGCGCAGCGGGCCACCGAAGTCCGTCTCAGCCCACACTCCGAACTCGACCAGGCCGCGAGCGTTGGCCTTTTCGTGATCGGGAGCGTGACGGTGGATAGCCACGAGCGCGCGGATCAGAAGGTCGGTGTCCTGGCTGACGCTGTCCTCGTTGCCGACAGCCTCCTCCATCTCGCCCTTCTTGATCACCTCGTACTCGGCGACCAGTTTGCCCGCGCCGGCGGGCAAGCGCTTGAACAACCGCGCCGGCGCCTTCGGAGTTGCAAATTCGCTCTTCAGCTCCTTGAGCGGACTGACCGTAGTCCCGAGCTCGTCCTCGCTCATATCGGTTCGCCCGTCGACACGACCACCGTCAGCATCGCGGTGTCGTTGCTGTTGCTGTCGCCCTCCGGCGGTGCGATCGACATGATCAGACCTCTGTAGGGGGCGGCATTCTGCTGCCAGTTGCCGTCGGCATCCTTGTCTTCGGGCGTCACGGTGACGACTTCACCGATTTTCGCGCGCCTCGTGCGCACTATGTCCGCGTCGCGACTGCGCCGAAATTCACGAGCGAGCGTGACGTTCCCGTCTTGAGGCTCGCTGACGCTCGTGCGCTGGACTTCGTCCACGCCGGTGTACTTCTTCTCTTCGCTGCCCGCGTCACCGCCAGTAAACGAGTCGAAGTAGCCATAGTCGGTGCTCGCCCCTTTGAGCGAGGCGCGTATCTGCTTCTTGGTCGCCATCTCAGGATGCCTCCGCCGTGATTTCGAGGTTGACGCTGTCGGCCTTGGGCGTCGGTTTGACGTCCATGACGGCGTTGAGTTCTTCGTTCTGGATCGTCTCTTCGGTATTCACTGGGTCCGCGACATTCACCGCCTCGGTGGGATCGTTGAAGAGCATTTCCTCGGCAGCGAGTTCTTCGAGGAAGCTCTGCAGCACGCCTGCTGCGCGGTTGATCAGCGCCCGCCCGGGATCGATCGGCTTCTTGTAGAACGGCTTGAGCAGCAGCCGTCCGCGCGAGGCACAGAGCATGAACAGACGCGCCGCCGACAGCGTTTTCCAAGCCGGTTCGGCCGACCCAGCCAGCGTGTTGTCGCCGTAGCACTTGATCTTGGCGTCGTCGGGATCCACGATCACCGGATTGACCCCGGCGGCGTCGAGTTCGTCGCGCTGCGCATCGGTCCACTGGACGGCCAGGCCGGTCAGCGACAGGCTCACGCCGTTGTCGCCGGCGGACGGTTCGTTGACCGGCGGCGGGCTCTTGCTCCCGTCGTTGCGGGCGATGATGCCCGCCTGCACCATGCTGTAGGGGATCACCCGGTCGGGCAACCCCGGCGCGAGCCCGGGACCGGTGCCCCACGGGGTGAACACCGCCGAGCGCTTGGCGCCCGGTTTGCCTTTCAGTTCGGCGGCGCCGGCGATGATCGTGGCTGCCGAGCTCGTGTTGATCCCGTCCTCGAGCAGCGTGCGTTCCTTTTCGTCGGCACGTTTCATCATCGCTTTGAGGATTTCGGTCGATGTGACGCCCGGGAGCGCCATGTTGCCACTGCCCAGGCTCTTGAGCAGCAGCGCCTCGGCCGCTTCTGCGGTGGCGACGGTGATGTGCGAGGCGTCTTCGGTCCCCCCCGCCAGCGACGTCGCAGCCAGCACGACCGGAGGCCCGGCAACCGCCGTGACGTCGACCAGGCGGATGTATTTCGATTCCTGTGACCAGGCGACCGCTTCGGTCTCCGTTTCCAGCGCCGGCGAGCGTTCGACCTCCACGCCGGCGAGGGTCACCACGTAGATGCGTTTCGCACCTTCGACGATGATCTGAAGCTTTAGTTCGTTGCCCCATTCGCCGACTTCGAGGGCTTTGACGTTCATCGTGGTTTCGGCAGCGGCGTTTTTGAGCGCCAGCGATGCCGCCACCGGCGTTGCCCCGACGAGACGCGCGAAGATGATTTCGGCGCCGCGCTCGCGGAAGAAGAAGTCAGCGCCGTCGAAGACCCACGGGACCGCGGGCAGTCGCACGCCCGTCTTTTCGACGAGCTCCTTCAACGAGCCGGCGGCGATGTATTTGTCGATCGGGCCACGTGTCGTCTGGCCGATCACGAAGACACGACCGACGTCGGTCGTGTTCCCACGACGCGTCGATTCGCCGAGCTTGACGTTGACACCTGACATCTCTAGGCCACCTCATCGTTCTGGTCGTCGTGGCTCCCGCCCGTCCCTGCTGCCTTGATCGCAGCGACGAGGTCGGCCTTGGTCTTGTAGCCCTCGGGCTCGGTGAGTCCGAGGGCAGCCGCGTGAGCGTTGAGCTCGTCGCGGTTGAGGTCAGCGAGTTCGTCTGGCGTGTCGCCGATCTGGACAATCAGCTCAGCGTCGACGAGCCGCTGATCGTGAGCATCCAGCGGAAGGTCGAGGTGAAAGTGCTCGCCGGGCCCCACGACGCTGCCCGATGAGAGCGACACCGGCACCAGGCCCGTGCACGCAAAGTCGTCTGTCTTGGCACGTCCCATGTGTGCTCCCTTACTACTCGGGGTTTACGGTGACGTTGATCTCGTCGACCAACGGATACTCAGACAGCGGTTCGCCCTCTTGTTCAGGTTCTGTCGGGCCCGCTTCGGTCTGCACGACCTCGGAGACGGTCGTGGTGAAGCGCGCCTCGCCGCGCGCGAGGAAGCGTCGCTCGTTGACGGTGAGGATCCCGTAGTCCTGCTCCTCCCAGCCCATGACACCGAGGCCGAGCGGCTGCTGTACGGCGATCAGGCATGCGGCCGTCGTGTAGAGCCCAGCGAGCCGCCGCGAGTCGTTCATCGTGTGCGATTTGGTGATGATCGCGAGGGTCGTATCCCAGGCAGCGGAGTACGAATCGGCGGTCTCGTGCATCTTGGCCTTTGCGCACTCGACCATCAGCGCCGGCGGCTGCTGCTCCTCAAGGCGCTCTTCGACATCGCCGAGGCCCCATGCGCGGATCGAGGGGAGCTGGCCAGCGTCGCGGCCGGTGATCCGCTCGATCTCGCGGAGGTAGGTGTCCATCCACGTCTTGAAGAGCTCGGTGATCGCGTTCTCGACAGTTTCCGGCAGGATGATCGTCCCGAACACGCTCACGCGCTGGACACCGTCCCGTCCATGAACCACTCGACGATCACGTCCTGCGCGCGCTTGACGACGCCCGGCACATACCGCAGACCCGACAGCAGCGGGCGCTTCTGCCACTGGGCGTAGTAGAGGGTCGTGCCCAATGTCGCGGAGGCCTTCGTCACGCGCCGACGCCCGCCCTTGGCGCGAGGCGCGGTCAGCGACTTCATCAGCGCGTCCGTGTAGCGCTCGGGATCGGGCGACCTGCCTTTCCTGCGCTTCTCCGCACGCCACGCCGGCGTGTCGGCGTCCCACGCGCGGCCGCCGGCGGCACCGGAGGTGGCGAACTGCTCGCGCTCACCCTCGAGCATGATGTCCAGAATCGCCCGCATGGCCGGGCGCGCGTCACGGGCGCGCGCTGCCAGCAGCTCGAGCTCCTCGCCCGCCGGCTTGTCCGGACCGACGATGAGCAGCTGGACCTTTAGAGCCATCAGTGCAGCCGCCGGACGTACGCCTCGTTGCAGGCTTCCTGCAGGTCGCTCAGGCGGCCTAGGTAGATCGGACGCACCGGCGACGGTTTCTCGGGGTCCGGACGTGCGGAGGACTCGATGTAGGAGACCGTGCCGATCGCGACCACGTAGCGCGCAGAGTCCATGTACGCCGTCGGCACGTCAGAGCGCAGACGCGTCGCCACCTCTTGGCGCACGGTCTCGATGATCACCCGGACCTGATCGGCCGGCGGGTTGGTCGTGTCCGTGAAGGTCTGCAGGGAGTTGTCGTCGATGTCGGCGACGTGCGCGCGCATGAGAGCCGCGACCTCTTCGAGCGCGGGCGTCGGGGGCAGTCGGTTGTCACCCATCGAGTAGGGATCCACCGGCCGGCGGCCGCCATTGGCGTCGACCCAGGTGACGCGGTACCAGCCTTTCTCGATCGTCGCGCCGATGATCGTGAAGCCGCGCGGGCCCGGCTGTGTCGGGTCGTGATCGATCGCGGTAGCTAGCGCTTCTTTTTCGGGGTACGGCAGCGGGTAGTAGGTCGAGGTGAGCGGGATCGGGTCCGTGGCGAGTTCTGTCCACGGCCCGTCGTTGGCGGGCCCCTCCTCGACGATCACCTCACTCCACGGCACGCCGTCGTACCGCGGAGGAGGTGTGAGAATCGGGAGCGAGACGACGAACTGGCCGCCAGTCACGCCCGAGACGTCGATCGTCAGGGGCTCCATCGTCGATTGGTGCCGAGCTACTCGGCCGCGAGGACCGCCTGCAGGGGCTCGACGACGCCCTTGCGCGCCTTGTCGCCATGCACTCGACCCTCGGCGTCCAGCACGCGCTGAGCAGCCTCCTTGCCCTCGCCGAGCTTGACGAGGTCCTTCACGTTGGCGTCCTTGACGTAGGCGTCGAGCTCCTCGTCGCTGCAGGATCCAACGTTGGGGACCTCGACAACCTCATCCCGTGCGGCCGCAGGCGGACCCTCGTGGCCGGCCTCGACCACGGACGTGCCCTCCTGAGCGCCGACGAGATCCGGCGGGATCGGCTGTCCGGCGATGATCTGACGGGTGGTCCCGGTGTTCGGGTCAACCACGATGCGACTCTTCGTTGCGACATCGTTGCTGGGTGGCATCTGAATGCTCTTCCTTTCAGTGCAAAAGCGGCGGGAGCAGCACGACAGCCCACGATTCGGCTGCCGTGCTGCGAGGACAGGACCGGTGGCTCAGTTGCCGGCTTCTTCTGCGGTTTTCGTGAGCCACGCCTTGGCGAAGGCGGCCGGGCGGTAGACCGCCAGCGCGGCACGCATCTCTGCGAGCAGCGTCAGTTTGTTCTTGATGAAGTCGTCCTGGTCGGAGTCGCTCACCAGAACGTTCACGCCTTCGCGGATGAACAGCTGCGCGCCGAGGCCGAAGGCACCCGCGAGCATCTCGCTTTCTTTCATCGTCGCGGACACGACCAGCGGAACGCCCCATAGCTGCGCGGGGGTCACGCTGAACGGGCCGCCTCCGACGAACTCGCCCGAGCCGCCCGTCACGCCGGCCGACGCTTCGAACTGCGCCTTGGCCAGCAGGGCGCCCTGCCAGTCCGTCGGCGCGATCACGAGGCCATCCACTTCCGCGTCGGCGAGGAGCACCGTGGTGATGGCCCGCAGCGCCTGCTCGGCGATGTAGGCGCCATCGGTCGACGCCGAGGCGTTGTATTTGACGACGCCCAGGCCGGTCGTGTGCAGGATGCCTTCGAGTTCGGGGTCCGCGCCTTTGCCGCCGATGATTTCTTCCTCGAGTTTGCGTTCCACGAGGTAGCGGAGGCGGCTGTCGATGATCCCCCGCATCGCGGCGACGTCGGCGAGCACCTGCTTGCGGATCTTCTGGTAGACCGCGATGGTGCGCGCCGTCGCTTCCGCGTCGGTGAAGGTGATCGAGCTTTCCGGCTTGGCTTCACCCTCTTTCGTCGGTTTCGCACCGGTAAACGCGCCCGATTCCTTCGTGTACGGCAGGACGTTCTCGTCCATCGTCGCGACCGGCAAGAGGTCGATGATGCGAAGCCGACGACGGAGCTGAGGGAGCACTCCGACCCACGGCCCACGCCGCATGTCTTCTGTGCCGCTGACTTCTGCGGCGAGCGCGTCGCGATCGATGACCTCGCCGAGCTTGACGTCGCCGACGCGAGCCTTCCGGTTGGCCATCGAGCTGAGGTAGTCGCCGACGCTGTTGCCGTCGCCCATCTCCTCAGCGAACAGTCGCGACGAGTCCCAGCCACGAGGGTCGGAGGAATCACCCGACGGGCGGTCTCCGCTCGGTGCCGGCGCGTCCTTGCCGAGCATCTTCAGGGTGCCCACCTGGGCGGCCTGAAGATTGGCGATCTGGTCGGCGAGCTCGCCGTAGACGCGAACAGCCTCCTGCGCCTCCTTGAACTCCTCGCTGTCGGGCGAGATGTCATCGGTGCCGGCATAGGCGTCGCGCGCTGCGTCGCGGACCGTCGCCGCCTCGGCGAGTTCGTCGCGCTTGGTGTCGAGCTCGTCCTCGATTTTCTTGAGCTTCTCCTTCAGCGGAGCCTCTGCGACCTCGCACGTCGGTACGCCCGATCGGGCGATCCCGGCGCTGATCTCAGCCCAGCTTGGCTTCAGCAAGCTGGCCAGCTCGAGTGCATCGGGGTGGATGCCATTGCGGTGCATGTGGGGCCTCCTCCTTTGTGGGGGACCTTGGAGTTGACGCGCGGCGACTGCCGAGCGTTTTTCGCCGCCCCCACAAGGAGGGCGAAGATGGATGGCCCGCGCGCACTGCGAGCCGAAAGCAGTTAGCCGGGGAAGAGAACGGCCGCCATGGCCGCGCGGGCCTCGGGGCTCAGAGCCGTTGGCTCGTCCTCGTCGTCTTCCTCGTCGTCATCGTCGTCGAGGTCGGCGTTCTTGCATTCCTCGCACTGCGTCTGCCCGGCCTCCAGCCAGCGCCCGCACGCGCAGCGCGGCTGCTCGTCGTCATCATCATCCGCCTCCTCGCCAGCCTGCGGCTTCAGGGCTGCGGCAAGCGCAACGCGACCGCCCCTCGCAGCCGCACTTCCGGATGAACCGGGCGCGAGCAGACCGCCGATGACTTCCTCGATCGTGGCCACCCGATCGATCATTCCCGCGGCCAGAGCGGGGGCAGCGAAGAGCACTCGGCCTTCGCCGAACTTCTCTTCGACGTCGGCCGCAGAGACCCCACGGCCGGCCGCGACTTCCTCGACGAAGAGGGCGTAGAGCTCGTCGATTTTCTCCTGAAAGTACGCCGTCGCACTCTCACTCAGAGGTTCGTCTGGGTTGCCGTCGACCTTGTAGCGACCAGCAGAGATGTACGTCGGCTCGACACCGAATTCCTCGTTGAACTTGCTCCAGTCTTCGTGGATCAGATAGACGCCGACGGAGCCGACATCGCCGCTGGGCGTGCAGACGAGTTCGTCTGCCTGTGCGGCGATCCAGTAGGCAGCGCTGTCGGCAGAGCAGTTGGCGATCGCCACAATGGGCTTCGTGCCACGCGCGTCGCGAATTTCGGCCGCGGTCTCTGGGACCAAGTCGATGACACCGCCGGGCGAGTCGACGTCGATCACGATGGCGCCGATGTCGGGAGACGCGAGCGCTTCGCGAAAGGCTTCGCGGAACGCCTGCAGGCCGCCCGCGCTGCCCCCGAACAGGTACGACAGGAACGACCCTCGCGGTGTGATCACACCGCACAGTGGGATGACCGCGATCGAGCCACCGGCGCGCGTCCCGGCGTTCCGGCTGGCTGCCCTCGGAGCGATCGCCGGCGAGCCGGCCGCCACGTGCGCGCGGCGCGCCTCCATGAGGCGAGGCAGGACATCGCGACGGATAGCCCACGTGAACGGGCCCAGGTCCAGCGGCGGAATCGTTGCGAGCTCATCGGTCACTTGGCGCTCCTATCCAGATTGAGGTGAGAGGTCTGCACGGCTAAGACGCGCCGCCCGGGCCCTTGTCGGGCAGGACATCGCCGGCGTCGGCTTCCTCGGTGTCGTCGCCAACTGCCACCGAGCCGATCGGCGCAAGGTTGTTGGTCGGCATCCAGAGCTCGTTGGCGCCATCCTGCTCTGAAGGCGGCCGGTTTAGAACGGTGCGTCCCTCGTTCGGCGTCATCAGCCCGATGCCGATGGCTGCGCGCAGAGCTTCGATCTCCTTGACCAGGTCGCCTCGGAGCACACCGGCGAAGTCGAACTCAACGTAGACGTTCTTTTCGCGCAGCAGCCCAAGGACGAGGATGGCATTGACCGCCTGCTCGATCATCACCAGTGGCGGCCCCAGACTGTCTGTGTAAGCCATTTGGCGCTGCACGGCGATGTTGGAGTACGTCGCCTTATCGAGGATCCCGATCATCGGCGGCGGGATCATGTAGACGGCCGCGGTCTCCTCGCGTGCGACCTTGCGCTGGTCGATGAGCTCGGCCTCGACCGCCGAGTGCCCGATCATCGCCCATTCGAGTCCGGGCGGCAGGAGGGCCGGCGTGCCGGCGTTATCGGGGCCGCCATAGATCTCGCGGACATCGACTCGCAGGTTGGCGAGCAGTTCGTCTTGCTTCTTGGGATCGAGGCCGAGGAACTCCTTGGAGGTGACGAGCGCCGAAGGTGGCCGTGCGCTGTTGCCCAGCATGCTCCGCTGATAGCGCTGGGCCGCATCTTCGATCCCCAGCGTGATGCCGAGCTGCTGAAGCGGGCTTACGCCAACCGGGCCGATAGGCGACCAGTGGGACACCTGAAGAGCGGTGTCGATCGTGATCGTCCGCTCGTCGGCAGATTCGTTGACCTTCCACCCAGCTATTTCGTTGAAGGTCGGCATGATCGGCGTCACGGCGCGCCAGTCGGCGGGCTCGAAGCGGATCGCATTCTTCGCGCCCTGGTGGATCTGGGTCAGGCTTGTGCCGTGGACGAGCATGGGGCCGAGGAGCGCCTGCACCAGCTGCGCCTGCGAGCCACGTGGCCACGGCGTGACAACAGCGGCTGCAAGCGGATGCTCGGAAGCGGCCAGCCGGCGCCGGTCGTTCTCCCCCGTGCGTTCGTACACCTTCAGCGGGACGCGCACCGACCACGTGAGCAGCCGCATGACGGCGGCCGCTACCCATGGCTGCGAGGCGAAGATTTTGGCGAAGCTGATGACCTTCCCGCCGACGAGCGCGGTCCCTTTGGCGTATTCGGCTTGCCCGAAGGGAAACGGCGTGCTCGTGAAACGCAGATCGCCGCGCCCTGGTCCGACTTCGACCGGTCCGCCAGTCGGGTCAGCTATCTGCGGCATCAGTGGCCACCGGGTGGTCCTGGCGGAACGAGATGTTCGAGGTCGCGATCCTCACGACACCAGGGATCACCTTCCGCTCCGGGTCACTGACAAAGTGCGCGTCGACCAGCTCGAGTCGCGTTGGGTACTCGTGCAGCAGGAGGCCGTGGATGCTCTGGTCGTCTGGTTTCTTGGTGTGGACGGTCACCGGATGCCCGGTGGCCACCGGCGGCGTCGCGAAGTGCTCGGCGAGTGCCTGGAGGTGCTTGCCGGCGGTCACCTGACCCTCGACGAGCGCTTGGAGGTGCTCGCTGGCCGCCACCTGACGGTCATAGGTCGCATCGAGCACCACCGTCTGGTTCTCGAGGCGGTCGCGCACCTCAGCCAGCCGTGCGCCTATGGCGAACAGACAGAAGATCACCAGGAGAAGGAGGGCGATCACGACGATCGCGGCGACAATCACAGTCGTTTGATCCTGTACTTGGCGATGTCGATCTCCTCCTCACCGTCATCGGGCGGATTGAGTGCGATGTTCACGGCCATCGCGAGTCCGTCGGCGCCGTCAATCGGGCGCCCGTCCGACGGTGCCTCGATGCGCCAGCGCCGGCCATATTTCGTGCGGCGCACGACCGCGGCGAGCATGTGCGCGGTCAGTTCCTCGTTCTCGTCGTGATCGAGGCCCTGCTGCTCGATCAACTCGCCGAGCAACATGGACGCGAGCTCGAAGGGCACACCCTGGCTGTGGTCGATAACGACCATGCCGTAGTCCTCTTCGAGCTGCTCGGCGATCAGGCCGCCGCCGGCGTTGCGGTCGAAGACGAGCTTCATCGTCGGCCAGCGTTCCTGCATCACGACCAGCACATCGAGTGCGTCGCGCATTCGCCGGCGTGTGCCCGGCACCTGGCTCTTCTTGAAGACTGCTCCGCTCGTACGCGGCCGGTTGGTCTCAGGATCAACCCACACCGGCACGATCGCCGTGGTCGCCCACTTCATCGCCGTGTCGAGGCCGACGAACACGCCGTCGGCACCCTGAGGAATCGTCAGCCCTGGCCCTTTGTTGGCGAGGAGTGATTTGTGCAGCTTGCCGCCGTAGCCCCAGACGACCTTGTCGAAGGCGGCGAAGTCTTGGGTGACCCACTGGTTCGCGTTCTGGCGGAGGAAGACCCACGGCTCTGACGAGCAGGCCTTGAACGTGATCCGCAGGTTGCGCAGGGTGATGAAGGAGGCCGGGTTGGCCTTCTTGACCTCCTTGAGGTACCGATTGATCTCGGCTTTCGTCGAGCCCTGGCGCGGCGCCTGGATCTTGTCCGGCAGCGCGAGCTCGTGCATCACCAAATCGCCGTCGGCGTCGATTCCGCGTCGGTAGTAGATGCCCTTGTGCGGCTTGGTGACGACGGCGCCGCGCTCGACATCGGTCGCTCGAGTAACCATGCGCCCAAGCGGCGAGTCCATGTTGTCGCCGGCGGTCGTCGCGTGCACGATCCGCACCGGCTGTCCCGCCTTCGTGCGCTTCTGGATCTTCGCGGCCAGCGTGCGCACCGCCGCGCCGTTGTCCTCGTGACGGTGAAGCTCCTCGACCAGGATCAGCGTCGGGTCCTTGCCCTCCTGGCTGCTGCCGCCGCGGCCACCGACCCGGCGACCGGCCGAGCTAACCGTGATCCGACCGCGATCGATGAGGCTCTTGATCCGCCCCATCCCATACTCCTGGGCGACCCACCAGCGGGAGAGATCCTCGGATTCTTCGAGGAACGACGCGGCCGCGTCCAGCGTGTTGCGACCGTGGCCGCCGAGGCCGCCGAGGATGAAGACGTTGCAGTTGCGCCGAACGTAGGTGCCGTGGTGGAGGGCCAGCGCGCCGAGCAGCGTGCTCTTCGCCGTGCCGGTCGGCCAGAGCCAGAGCGACTCGACGACACCAGCGAAGTAGTCCTCCAGCGCGTCGAGCATGTACGGCTGCAGCTTGAAAGGGCCGCCGCCATCGGGCAGGCGAAGCGTGTGGCAGAAGCGCTCGAAGTGCTCAAGCGTGTCCTTCTCAGTCGATCGCTCGGGGTATCCCTTAGAGCCCCGCTTGGTCGCCGCTCGGGCCATCCTCGCCTCCGTCGTCCAGCCCGGCCCCTCGGCGCGCGTCCGGACTCAGGCAGAGCTGCTCAGCGACAACCCTCGCCTCTCGGCGCGCGGCCAGCGCGTTCTGAAACCCGGGGTGGGCGAACACGCGGCCAGATTCCTCATGCACCCGGTAGGGATCGTCCTCGGCCTCAGCTTGGTGATCCTGCGCGAGCCGGCGCCAGTCGATGTACTCGGCCAGGAGATGAAGATCGCGATCGTCCCAGGTCTCCTGGTCACGGCACGTGTCGAGCGTCGCCTTCCACGCCGCGAGCCACCGAGCGTCGTAGTCGGGGTCGTCGAGCATCTCGCCGCGTTTGCGCCAGATGGCGCGCAGCTCCTTGCTCGGCATGAGTCGCTCGGGATACCGGTCTCGGTTGCGGGGCATCGAAGGGGCACCTCCGGGAGCGCGTTGGGCAAAATCGCCCGTTCACTCGCGCGCGGGAAGGGAAGGCCGGGCCACAAACAATTCCCACGACATGCATTTTTTTGCGCGAGCT